TTGTAAACGCAACTCCTAAATGGGCTATGGAGATGGATAAATTTTTCACCCTTATGGAAGATTTGGTAAGTGAGTTGGTAGATTTAACTTCGGCTAAAGCAACATATACAACTGGTGTAGGTCCCACAGGCCCTTCTACAAACGCAGCTAAGGTTAAGAAGATTTTTGATGAACTAAAAAAGATGAAACAATAAAATGCCCGCACTATGGCCAGTATTCCAATCCAGCGTAGCTCCCTTCTTAGATGATGTTAAGACGGAGAAAACTTTCAAGCAAACTGCTAAGAAGATTGCTGATGAGTACCACAAAGCTGTTGCTACTGCTAACGTAATATTAATACCTGGAAACATACCAATGAAACGGCCATCATCAAAGGGTATTGAAGATGCTATAGCAGATGCGTTGGAGAAGATTTACAAATCGGAAAAGAAACCAATACCATCACACTTTACACCTTGGGCTAACGAATTGGTTAAGTATTGGAGTAAGGTTGAGTTTAGTCCAGCACCACCTCCTGTAACACCACCACTCATACCAAATCCAACATTGTTGGCTACTCCAAACAAAATTAACAAAGTGTTAAATGGGGGTGTAGCCGCAACAATCCAATCAGGATTATTTGCAGCTTGGAACAATCCACCTGTAAGTACACCTATGGGTAATATTATATGTGGAAAGATGATTACAACATTCACAGCACATTTGGCTAGTATTAGTGGAAAGTATGATGGGGCACTACCCCCACCATCACCACCAACACCCACACCATTTCCTTGGGTTGGTGTAGTATAAAACAAAACAATTCAATATTTATATAAAAGTATATTATTATGAAGGCAAAAGAATTAGCACAATTATTAGAAGTAATCGTTAGAAAAGTGGTAAGGGAAGAGCTTAAACCAATCTTAAAAGAGGTTAAACAAAGTTCTAAACCAATTATCAGAGAACGTGCAGTGGATAATAGTAGGGTAACTAAAGACCCATTAGATATTTCAGGTCTATTAGAAACTAAAAAACCAAAAGTACAAAAGTTCTCAGAAAACCCATTACTAAATGATATGTTAAATGAAACCGCACAGAGTGGTGAATGGAAAAGTATGGATTCTACATTTACATCACAACAGGCACAAGGATTCAATAGAGCACAAATGGCTGAGATGTTAGGTTATGGTGATGGTGTTGTAACCACCACAAATATGACACCAACCTTAGACCCGGATGGTAAACCTATGAATGTTAATATTGAGGGCACTGCAGTTGGTGATGCTTTAACAAGAGATTATTCTTCATTGATGAAAACCATCAATGCTAAGAAGGGGAAATAATAAATGGCTAAACAACGTAAAGAATATTCGTATCAAACTTTAGATTTACAACCTGATGTAGCGATTGGGGTAATGTTACCTTTTGGTAAACCAAAGGGTTTGTTTCAGTTAAGTTATACAACCGAACAACAGGCTATATCTAATCTAAAAAGTTTACTACTAACTCGAAAAGGTGAACGATTGTTTCAACCTAACTTTGGTTCTGATGTTTATTCTTTAATGTTTGAAAATATCAATAGCGATTTATCATCACAATTAGATGAATCTTTACGTGTTGATATAGAATATTGGTTACCCTACATAATTATTGATGATATACATGTTGAAGTTATAGAAGATAGAAATTATGTTAGGATAGAACTATCTTTTAGAGTTACCGAACAAGGTGCTAACCAACAAATAATTCTATTTATAGATAATGCGGGAACTACCACAATAGAATAGGTTTAAAAATGGCAAAAAAAATTAACAATGATTTAGTACAAAAAGATGTATCATTAATCGGTAGAGACTTTGGTGAGATTCGTAAGAATCTGATAGATTTTTCAAAAAACTATTTTCCAAACACCTACAATGATTTTAACGAAGCATCGCCTGGTATGATGTTTATGGAAATGGCATCATATGTAGGTGATGTACTTTCTTTTTACACAGATACTCAATTAAGAGAATCAGTTTTAACAAACGCTGAAGAAAGTTCAAATCTATTTAATCTAGCAGCTGCATATGGTTACAAACCTAAAAATTATGTACCTGCCACAACCAACTTAGATGTATTTCACTTAGTTCCATCTAAAGGAAGTGGTGATAACGTAAGGCCTGATTTTGATTATGCAATAAAAATAGCAGAGGGTATGCAGGTAGGTTCATCCGAAAACAATGATGTAAACTTTATAGCATCGAAAAACATTGATTTTGCATTCTCATCATCATTTGATACAACGGAAGTATCCGTATATCAAGTTGATGAAAACACAAATGAACCTATATACTATTTGTTAAAGAAAAAAGTAAAAGTATCAAGTGGTACTGTTGAAACAAAAACATTTACATTTGGTTCTCCAAAGATTTATGATAAGATTAAGATAGAAGAACCTAACTTTATAAGAATCAAATCAATAGTAGATGATGATAGCAATGAGTGGACACACGTACCATACTTAGCACAAGATACTGTATTTGAACAGATTGAGAATAACGAAGATAACTCAACTGCGTTTGTAGAGTATAGTGGTGATACACCATACCTATTAGAATTGAAGAGAGTGCCTAAAAGATTTATCACAAGATTTGAAGATAGTGGGGTAGTAGTAGCTCAGTTTGGGGCTGGTATATCACAAAACGCGGATGAGGAAATCGTACCAAACCCAGATAATGTGGGTTCTAATCTATATAACATAGTTGGTGATTTAGACCAGGGTATAGACCCATCTAACTTCCTATACACCAAAACATATGGAGTAGCACCATCTAACACAACATTAACTGTTGAGTATTTAGTTGGTAATGGTATAGTAGATAATGTTCCTGCTAAAGATTTAACAAACATAGTATCCATAGATACATCATTTGCAAATGAACGAAATTTAGATAGTACCGTAACTGGATTTATCAGAAACTCAGTAGCAGTTACAAACCCAGAACCAGCGCGAGGTGGTCGTAGTGAAGAAACATTAGAAGAAATTCGTAACAACGCAATGTCGTTCTTTGCTGCTCAAAACAGAACTGTAACTAGAGAAGATTATGTTATGAGGTGTTACGCATTACCACCACAATTTGGTTCTTGTGCAAAAGCATATTTATCACAAGATTATCAGATTGAAAATAAAAAATCCGATGGTACTACTATATCATCTGAGATACCAAATCCATTGGCATTAAATTTATACACAATGGGATATACTGATGATAAAAAATTAACCCCTCTAAACCCTGCAACAAAAAACAATCTAAGAAATTATATAGCATATTATAGAATATTAACGGATGCAGTTAACATAAAAGATGCACATATTATTAACATTGGTATTGATTTTGAAATTACGGTGTTACCACAATATAATTCAAATGAAGTTCTTTTAAGATGTATAGATGCATTAAAAGAATATTTTAATATTGATAATTGGAGAATTAATGAACCAATTCAACTATCTAAAATTTATGTATTATTAGACAAGGTAGATGGTGTTCAAAGTGTTGTGAGGCCTGATAAAGATGGGATTGGTGGTTTACAAATATATAACAAATTTAATGGTAACTATTCACCTAACAAATATAGTATTAATAATGCTACAAAAAATGGTGTAATCTATCCAGCTCTAGACCCATCAATATTTGAAGTAAAGTTTCCAAATTCCGATATTAGAGGACAAGTGATAACACAATCATTCTAAGGAGATATAAAATGATATATAGAATATACGGACAGAAGGATACTACAATTTACGAGCAAAACACACGTAAGAATCAGAACACAGGTAATGATGAGATATTGGAGATAACTAAATTCTATGTTTTAAGAAGTGACCCTTTGAAGTTGCTTGGTAATACTAGAATACTTACTCAATTTGATTTAACACCAATATCTGATTTGATTTCAAATGGTGATATATCTGGTACAAAAAAATTCTATCTTAATTTAACATCTATTGATGAGAACGAAGTTGAATCAGAATATACATTAGACGTAAGACAGGTTTCTGAGAGTTGGTCAAATGGTATTGGTAGTTTTAATACAACACCCACCAATACCAATGGTTCTTCATGGACACACAGACATGATAATATATTATGGAATGTTTCATCCGCACAAACCTTCAATGGTATCAGAACAATTGGAGTTCCAACCGAAGGTATCGTATTATATGAAGGATTTTCTGAAGGAACTGGTTCTTTATTCTTAACACAATCAATCAATGATATTAGGGGTAACTCCCCATCCATATCTATAAGTGATGATAGATTACTTATATCCGCATCAAATTACGCAGGTACTACATTAGTATTCCCAGCACAATTAGATGAGAACCAAACATATGGTGTTCAGTTTCAAATCGACCCTGGTTCGTTTGATGATATACAATTTAGAGTTTTAGATGCAGATGGTGTTTTAAAAGCAGATAGTGATTATGAAGGTTTTGTAGGTAGAATTACAACACCATCAACACAATCGTTTGATTTAACATCCACAACAGCAGGGGAGTATCAATTACAATTTACATTCTTCGATGGTAGTGGTGATGGAACATCAACGACTGGTTCATTTGATGAGATATATGTTTATGAAAAAACTGGAAATACACTTGCGTATGAAACCTTTGCATTTAATGAAGGTGATTTTCAATTAAGAAATGTTGTTAAAAACACCAATCTAAAATTACCACGTATGTTTGCATCACAATCTAAATTAAATTTATATGCAGATAATATTGGTGGTGGTGATGCAACATACATTGAAACTCTATCAACCGATTTAGAATATACTTTAAGTTGTGAGGTTGAACCGGGTGATTATCCTGAAATAGGATTTACTATATACGACCCAAATGGTTTAAAATACAGAAGTGGTGTTACAAGCTTATCTTCATCATTTACAACACCTCAAACTCAATCGATAGTATTTACACCACAAGTTGCGGGTGATTATATATTCGCATACACATTCTTTGATTCAGGTTCTGCAGGCGCAAGTGGTTCGTTGGATAACTTTAAATTAGTGTATTCAGGTTCAGTAACTGCACCACCACAAATTGAAGCTGGTTACTATATAAACGAAGGTGGAGCAACGTGGTACACCTCATCAGTAAGTAACACCACCATATCTCAAACATTTAACAAATACACTAAAGATTTAAATGTTGAGGTCACCGATTATGTTAATGATTGGTTAAGTGGTAGTAGAGAAAATAATGGATTCCTTATCAAAAGAACCGCATCACAGGAAAGTGGTTCTATTAGATATGGTTCATCTAAATTCTTTTCAAATGAAACCAATACAATTTATGTACCTACATTAGAAGTAAGATGGGCTACTGGTTCATTTGAAACTGGTTCACTAAGTGAACTTACTGATGATAACATTACATTATACGTTAAGAATATACTTACTGAGTATAAGGAAACTTCTAAAGCAAAACTTAGATTAGTTGGTAGGGCTAAATATCCACAAAGAACATTCTCTGATACATACCCATATACTACTATTAAATATTTGCCGGAAACTACTTATTATCAAGTAAAAGATGTAGAAACTAATTTATCAATAATTCCATATGATACAACTTACACAAAAGTGAATTGTGATTCAACTGGAAACTATTTTGATTTTTGGTTTAACACTCTTCAACCAGAAAGATTCTATCGTTTTGATTTCAGAGTAGATAGAAATGGAAAAAGTGAGTACTTTGAAGGACCTATATTTAAAGTGGTTAGATAATGGCAGAAACAAAAGTAGATAAAGTTGCAGAAAAGGTAGAGAGACGGGATATTCGAAGAAATTTCTCTAATCAAATTATATCCTATGGATTGCCTGAAGATGGTAAGTTAAAATATGGATATAAGAGGTTACCTGCGAAATCGGTGGTATATTCAGCAGAATCCTATGATAAATCTATTGATAGATTATCAACCGAATTAATATCAAATGTGGGTGATTTAAGAATCATCGAACAAACATTAAATTATGTACAATTTCTAACACCATCTGGTGAAGCTGAATTTGAAGATACGTTTAGCGGTAGATACGCAATAACCGATGGTGCAGCTGAAGTTCCAGGTGGTGGTAAATCTTGGAGTGGATATAAAGATAACCACTATATCAATCCATATAAAGAACCCCAAAATGTTACAGTATTCGAAAATTATAAAGATAATTTTAGCTATGGTGGGTATCGTACCATCCCATTTGATAAGGCTGAAGAAGGCCCTGGTTTAGAAAATAGTGGTTATGTAATCACACAAGAACTTAAAGATAGTGGTAAGAGTTTAAAACTTACTGCAATAATCGGAGTTGCAAATGAACTTAAAGATAGTTCTGGCAACACCTACAATAAATCAGTTAAGTTTAAATTCAAATTTAATAGAATCAGAAAACCATACGTTGCAAATATATCCGATAATTTAGGAAACGCAAGGTATGAATCTGTTCGTAGAGGAACTTATCCATTTATAAAAGTAGAGTTTGATGTATTAAATTCTCAAATGCAAGTTGGTGATATTTGGGAACTTCAAGGACAGGTAACTACTGGTTATAAGGGATGTTTCTTCTATGGTAATAAATCTATATTTAAAGTAGATGTAATAGATACTCCATTAGTTCCAACCACAACTAAAAAAGAGAATGCGGCACCCGTTGATGATGTACAACAAGCTGATGATACACAACAAGCTGATGATACACAACAATCAACTACGGGTTCACCAATGCGTAGTGGTGTAGGTTCACTAAGTGGAGTTGGAAATGCAACATCCAATGACCCTCGAAGTGGTGCGGGTACGGGAAGTGGTTCGGGTAGTGGAACAACTAATAGTGGTGCTGGTGCAGGTGCATCTGGTGGTTCACCGACAGGTGCTGGGTAATAAGGTAAATTATGGCAATAGATAGATATCAAAAACCAGAAATACTAACTGATGTGAAAACACCAGTAGATAGTGTTGCCGTTTATTCCTTTTTAGATTCGGCACGTTTAAGTAAAACACCATTGGTTTTAACTCAAGAATTGTTAAACCAATCGTATGTACATAAACACATCTATTCTGAGAATAATTTATTACAATCATCAGTATCACCATTACAATATGAAGTAACTCCTGAGGATAAAGCAAACTATACATATGATATATTACTAACACCTGAAAAGGATGTTAGAAAAGCAGATGTACCACGTGGTACATATAACATCGTATATAATTTTCTAAAACCATTTTCTTCAGAGTTAAGAATAAAAAACATTTCAGCAGATTCTACTGAGATTGAATTAGAGGTAGATAATTCAAACTACAATCTTAAAAAATTATATGATTTAGTAATTAGTGGTAAAAACTATAAAGATAATTTAGTTTTAAATTTTGGTAAGAATAATCTATTCACAATAACGGATATTAGTTTTGCTAATAACGAAGTACTTGGTGAACAACAACGTTGGCCAAAACACCCATTAGGTAAATACAAAGGGCTTGATGTTACATACTTTCCATCAGAAGAAGATAGTGATAGAAATATTTGGATAGAGGTTCATAAACAAACAAGATTAACAACTGGTAGAGCTACATCATTTACACCAATTGTAGATGAAAAAACTCGAGATATAAAATTTGAACCATTAAGAGGTGTTAATGGTACTCAAATATTTTTTTCAAAGGATTCACAAGAATTTGATAGAAGGTATGAAATAGAATCTGGATTGAGAGTACCTGATAATATATTCGATAATATATACTATGGTACACAACCATTCTCTAAGTTTAAAATATTTAACCCATATACATCAGATACAAATAAAATAAAAAATGTTGTTGTAAAACTATACACAGAATTACCAGCTGAATTTGAAAATAAAATTCCAAAGATATCACTTTCTTTAAGAGAAGATTATATTGAAAGAGTATTAGTATACCCATATATCAAAGAAGAAACTTATGAAGATTTTTCATATGCTAATTTTAATATTGATATGGGTAATTATGGTAAATCACAAGGTACTGATTTAAAAACTTGGAATTCTTTATTAGATACCACTCTATCAACCTCACAACAAATAGTTGATAAATACTTATCAGGTTCAATTGGTAATACTACCTTAAACATAGATTATTCTAATTTCAAAAACTTTGTTAATTATTCATCAGCAGTAGAGCGTGTTAAAAACTTAAAGTATAAATTAGAACTCATAGAATCTTATGATAGTAGAATCAATACATTAAATTTAATTAGTGGTTCATCAGCACTAACTAATATATCACAATCACTACAAAGAAAATCAAATGTAATTAGTGGTATGGATGGTTGGGAAAAATGGATGTATTATGAAACCACAGGTTCTTTATATACACATTATAGTGCATCATCATATGTTATAAACCCCTGGCCGCATTATGATGAATTTCCAAAAAAACTTTATAGTGTAACATCATCACAAGCTATATCACACTATAATGGGTTAATTGATTCAGCAAGTATATATGATACATTTAATGATGCGAGATTGACAAAAACAATCCCATCATCAATGGCTGAGGACCCGCTAAACTTAGATTACATTTTATTCATTGATATGATTGGTCATCACTTTGATATTACGTGGAGTTATATAAACGCATTGACTTCTATTAATGAAAGAGAAGAACATCCATATGATGGTATGCCAAATGAGTTATTATATGATGTTGCAAAATCTATGGGATGGAAACTTACACATGGTAAAGACCGTTCCGATTTATGGAAGTTTGCAGCAGGTACTGATAAGTTTGGTAATTATGCACAAACTGGTTCTTTACAAACTAAACCAGATGAACAAATTAATTATGAGGTTTGGAGAAGGATTGTAAATAACATTCCGTACTTACTCAAAACCAAAGGTTCTGCTAGAGCAGTTAAAGCATTAATTGCAACATACGGAATCCCACAATCATTCTTATCAATCAGAGAATATGGTGGGCCTGCAATAGAAGATAAAAGACACATTTGGGAACATGATAGATTTGTATACCATTTGAGAATGGATACAGATAACTATATTACAGCACCTTGGGATAAGATTGTAGATATAGACCCTCAAACTTATTTAAACAGAGACCCTAATCCAATTGATACTATTGAAATTCAGTTCCAACAAAACTTAATTAGAACATCATCCTTATTACATAAGGGTTCTGATTTTGCAGTATTATTAGAGCCAACATCGAGAACATCTGGTAAGGGTAATATTCATTTTTATTTAAGTGGTAGTAATGGTTACAAATCAGCATCTATTGAAGATGTACCTGTTTTTGATTCTAAGATGGGTACTTTATTAGTTCAAAGAGAAACATCAGTAGATGATATCACACAAAATAATGAATATAAAATTCAATATAGAAAAAATAGAAAAGATAGAATCAGTACATCAAAATCTGCTAGTATTGATATTAATGGTTCTACTGAATCATCATATAACGCCGCTTGGACTGGTAGTGGTACAGTAACGTTTAGTAACACATTACCAACATCTAATACCCCATCAATTTGGGCAGATGCAGAATATATGAGTGGTTCAATACAAGAAATAAGATATTGGGCACAACCACTTAAAGATATTGTAGTTGATGAACATACGCTATCAAGAGAATCTTATCATGGTAACTCTGCGACTTCATCTTACTTTGATTTGAAGTTTAGATTTATACCAGATTCTCAATTAAAGAATGTTGATGAATCTTATGATGGTATCTTATCACAACATCCTAACCAAAGAATTAGTGGTAGTGAATCAGGTTACATATTATCTGCATCTTTATTTAGTTTTGAATCTGATGATTTAAGGGGTGTAACTGAAGAATACTATACTAAAGTTCCATCCGCAGGTGCTAATAATATTATGAACAATAAGGTTAGAGTTGAATCAAATCGATTGACAGGAATCTTAGACCCAGAACAAAAGAAAGAAAAATCACAATACGATTCAGCACCAGTAGATTCTAATCAGGTTGGTGTTTATATGTCTGCTACAAAGATGTATAATGAGGATATCTACAATCACACTGGATATTTTGAGATTGATGATTATATTGGTAATCCTGATAGACGACCAGGTTATACTGAACAGAACGAAGAATTAGATTATGTTCGTAGACAAGTATTTAAAAAGTATAGTTCTAAAAACTTAATCAATGATACTATTGATATATTGGCTCGATATGATTTTTCAGTATTTGAACAAATCAGACAAACAATGCCTGCGAGGGTTGATTACAATTCGGGTATTTTGATTGAACCACATATCTTAGAAAGACCTAAGGTTAAATCAAAAACTAATCTATCATATACTCAACCACAATATGATGTTGTAATAACTAATGAGGTACCTGTAATATCTGAGTACATTCATTATGATACAATAATTACCGCACCTCGTAGTGAAAGTGCAGAATACATCCATTACGATACAGTCATAACGGCTCCTCGTAGTGAAAGTGCTGATTATATCCTTTATGAAACTACGATACCACATCAAACATTGGTAGTGGCTACTAAGCATGATTATACATCAAGTATTGATACTACTGAACTTCGTAACATAATTGCACAAAAAGATGATGTAGAATCGGTGGGTAATCCTACTATCAGAAATATGTACTCACCATCAACATATAGATACACAATCCTAAACTATTCAGCATCAGCTGAGGTTGGATTTGGTAGTGGGTGGACTACGGGTTCAAATGGGTATTGGAATTATAATGTAACATCATCTAACGCAGTAGTGGGTAAACCATCTAAGTATGCACTTAAAACCATATACTTCTATAATACTGAGTTATCAGCATCATTAAGATTAAGTAACTCATCATCATTAGTTCCAGCATCAGTATCTACTGATGAATTACCATTATCATTAGAAAACCTAAGATATTTGGGATGTAAGATGACATCCGATTCACTTACAACTAATTCACCAGATACACCAGATGGTAGACCTGTAATTGAGATATTTGAGGCTGACCCGAATGTACTTATCTACACATCACAAACCGCAGAAGAAGGTAATTTAGATGTTGATACTTCTACGAATCTACCAACTCTTAAATTAGAAGATTTAAAAGTTAATGATGATATTAAGTGGAGTAGAGAACAAGAATATAAAGAGGCCGTTGCTAAGTTTAGAAAAGAAATAGAAAAACTAATTCAGATTGAAGGTGGTAGGCGAACTGAGTTTGATTTAAGATACGAAGAAGAGAGAATCCGATTTGAATTGGAACAGCAACGAAGAGAAGAGTTTGATATAATAAATCGGCCTAATAGAATTACCGATGTTTAATATTTATTGATATGAGAGAAGAAGAAATGAATTTAAGGGGTGAACCACAACGACCTACTGATAATAGAGAAGTTGGTTCTGATATGGGAGATGTTGTAAGACAAAAGACTAGAACTACAACAGAACGTCCTCTTATTAAATCTTCAATGGATGTAGAATCGGAACAATCCGAATTGGAACGCAGTATTCAACCCTTAGAGGATATTGTAAACACAGGTGAGTTATTAGATGATAACAAACTAATCAGAGATACAGATAGAGTACGACCCGAAGATATTGCAGATGTAGTATCCAGACCAATTATACCTACAAAATCAGTACCACCTATAATTGATTCAAATAATGAGTTCTTTACTGAAGAAGATAAAGCACGTTTGATTTTAGAAGAAGATAAACGTAGAACAATTAGTAACCAAAGAAGATTTGATTTTGAAAACGCATTCTTAGAAGAACAAGAACGTAGAGTTCAATTTGATGAAAAAATCAAAATTATGAAAGCTGAGTTTGAGTTGTATCTTAAAAATACTTTTCCTGAGTTTGTTGGCGATAGAAATATGACAGATGGAGACAAACAAAAAAATCAAGCGGATATCAAACGTAAGAAAGAAGAAAACTCTACTAAGGTAAAAGAATTGCAAAGGAAAAAGATAGAACGATTAGAAAGAGAGAAAGAACGTAAGTTAGTAGAATCTCAACTTAGATTAAATAAACTTACAGAAGGTGAAGTTCAAACTTTTTTTGAAGAAGAGATAATTATAGAACAGAAGGAAAAGATTGCTCAGAATCCTCAAATAGAAAATCTAAATCCAGTTCAAAAACAAATTAGAGAAATAGAAGAAATGGAAATTAGAATGGGGAGACCAATTGTTCCTCATAGAGATATAGTTGAAAGTGAAGAATCTGATTTTGATTCAAATTCAATGACTAACCCAACTGATATTTTGATAAGACCTATGAATGTAGAAGAAGAGTTTAATAAAAGGCAGAAAGAGAATCGTTTGGAAATTTTAAGAAACGAACTCAATTCAAACCAAAGAAGTGAGGAAGATTATGTATCTACTTTAAAGTAGAATGCAAAAAATTAACTTAATTTATTTTATTCACATATTTATAGTTGAATAATATTGTAAAAAGGTAAAAAAATTATGGGATACTTAGATAATTCATCGATAACAGTAGACGCAATTCTCACCAAAAAGGGTAGAGAGTTATTAGCAAAAGGAAGAGATTTCTTTGTGATTAGCCAGTTCGCATTAGCAGATGACGAGGTTGATTACGAACTATGGAATCCAGCACATCCACTTGGTTCTGATTACTACGGAATCATTATTGAAAACATGCCAGTAGTTGAGGCGGTTACTGACGAAAATTATTCGTTAAGATACAAACTATTAACATTACCAAAAAATACAATTCGTATTCCAATTATTCAAACAAATCCAAGTTCAATTAGTGTAGAAGAAGCCGGGCGTAGACAAGTTGTTTCTATTGAAACTAAAAATGGTGGAAACGAAACATTAGGTTACACCGTAACACTTCTTAACTCAGATGCAGCAACTATTATCGGTGATGGTGGTGGTATCGCAAATAACGAAGATAATGTAGGTGCTAACGAAGATAGAAGAAGTGTTACCATTAGTACAAATTCAACATTTACAATTGTTTCAAAAGTGTTAGCAGATAATACTGATATTTCAACTAAGATTTTTGTAGTTGGTAATGAAACAGGTGGACGTAGTGAGATTACATTAACTGTAACTAACAATCCTGATATTACAGTTGGTAACACATTAGATTCAACATTAGGATAACAGATTAAAAGGAAATAGATATGGCAATTTTACCAGCAGGTTCGTTCAATACATCAAAAAGAGTTTATACAGCATTTAAAGTAGGGGATGTTGTAGAAGGTGGTGTAGAAAAAGTAACGAGAGGTTTATGGAGTGGTAACGTAGGAACGTTAACATCATTCCACACATCTTCAGCACAATCAGCTACTCAGAAAGAATATTATTATGAGATTTTTGATGGGATTAGTACTAATTCTACATCCGAAGCACAATTCTCAGTAACATATGGTCACAACGCAGGTAGTGGTTCTTTGGGGCAGAATGAAGATTCTCCTTCAAATGCCATCTATTCACAATATGCACAAATCCTACTTCCAGACCAACAAAGAACGTTTACATTTAATGATGTTTCATCTGAGCAGATTTATGCTATTAACATCAATAGGGCTAGAATAAGGTAGTGCTGAACTTATATATAATACAGGTTCTAATTTAGCAGTATCATCATCTAATAAGATTATTAAAATGATTGATGATAGTGGTGATACTCAACAGGCCGCAACTCAAATTGGTAGAACGTATAACTTAGTATCGGGCTCAATCCTTAATGGAGTGTATTCACCTAAAACTTATTATGGACAAGTATTTCCAGAGCAGGGTGTTATCATCTTAAACGCAGATACAATGGATACGGCGTTATCATTTGGTTCTGTAACCGCATCAAACACAAATGGTGATAATGCATTTAAATTATTAACATCCATTAGTGGAGCAGCTGCTATTAATTCAACTTATGGATTCGCCGCAAGAAACGAAGAAAGAGTTCAATCAACATATTACTTTGTAAGAGCTAAGAATGGTGAATATAACTTCTCAAACAACCCATCATTTGTAACAGGTTCTAACGGAGCATTTAAACAACCAACATTTGCAAATAATCCAAAATCTTATATTACAACTGTTGGATTGTATAGTAGCGCACAAGAATTATTAGCAGTTGCTAAGTTATCTCAACCAATTTTAAAATCATTCTCTAATGAAGTATTGGTTAAGGTTAAATTAGATTTCTAAAATAGAAAAATAAAATAACAGCTCCCTGTGATAGAATCTGGGGACTGACTCGTAAGAGTTTCAACCCCATAGTAATATGGGGTTTTATTTTAAATATTTTAATATTTATATTAGAATGATAGGATACATCTAATGGCAGAAGCACTAAAACCGATAAATGGTGGTGGATTTCAACTCTACCCATATAACACTCACAAAAGATGGGTTGTTACTGATGATAATTATAGAAATGATTATTATTCGGTATCTGTATTGAAGGGTATCTCACCACTATACAATGAAAAAATTAATGTTTCAGAATCTATATCAATCCCAGCGTATAGAGAAGTCGACCAATTAGATAATTCAAACTCAAATTCAACAGAGTTTTTAAAATCAAAACATCAAAAAGTTGTGTGGTCTGGTCTTAATCAAATGTTTTTTAAACATAGGGCTAGGGTAGAGAGAGATTTGTATGTATCGGCTTCTATATTTTCAGTACCTCATAATAGAATGGGGGATGGTATTAAACCAGAATCAATAGAAATACTTGATTATAGTGTTACAGGTTCAATTACAGACCAGATTGATATATTAGATATTAAATTAGATGAACAACATGGACACCTATATGATTCAGAACTAAACACAGGTTCATATGTTCCGTTTGGTGATTTAGTTGGATATTGGGGATTTAATGATGAAGTAGTACCACGCCGAACATCTTTAGATACATATATAGAAGATAGGAGCGGATATCTCCATCATGCATATGGTAAAGAATTATACTACGATGGTGGTATCACAACAACAGGTAATGAACAATTACCATCTGGTACTAAAGTAACATTTAATGGTTCTGATTCATATATCAGAGTAGACCATAATAAGCAAATTGATTTCTATAAAGGTAACGATTATTCAATTTCTCTTTGGACAGTTTTACCAACATCACAATCTGATAACATTTTAGATTATAATTGGTTGGTTAATAAATCTGGTACATTTAGAGATTATGGACAAGATAAAAAACTAAGAAATGTTCTTAGAAGAGAAAATAAACGAAACCCAATATTCCCATTTGATTTAAAAGTTTACAACCAAAATACATCTAACAATGGTAAGGTAGTTGCATCACTTTCAGATGGATTAAGAAATGTTGAAGTAACTTCATCAACACAAATAAACGATGTATCAGAACACCACATATGTTTTAACAAAACAGGCTCTCTTTTAGAACTATGGGTAGATGGTGTAAAGGAAGTATCATCATCAATAGGATTAAAATCTCAAATAGCAAATGATTATGATATGTTATTTGGTGCAAGACACCTTTCAGATGGATTTACTGATTTCTCAACAGAAGGGAATGGTGTATTGAGTGGTTCTTTAGATGAAGTTAGATTTTATAGACGAGGGTTATCACAATCTGAAATTGAAGGATTATCAAATAATGATTATGTAACAGGCTCAGCATACCAAACCAATGTTGTGGGTGAGGTATTTTATAAACATGGGATTATGGTAGTATCTGACCCAAGACCACTTTATAAAAACGTATTGGTGGGTGCAAGTGGAAGTTGGGATTATGGTACTGAGGACGAGTTTGAAAATGTAAATCGAAAAGAGTTTGGGTGGAAGGTAAAATATAAATCCACAAAACAATTGCATGAAGTTTCTGTAATGTGTGAGATTGGAGCAGATGAATTCAATGTATCACAAAACCCATCCCTAAAAGTAAACAATAACCCTAATAGTGAATTCTTACAAGATTTTGTAACAGGTTCTGATTTTAGAAACTATTTTACAACAATCGGATTATACAATCCAAATGGAGATTTGATAGCAGTTGGAAAATTGGCATCGGCAATTCAAAATAGAAGTGATGTTGATATTACAGTAAAAGTAAGATTTGATTTAGATGGTCCGTTTGGAACTCCAACAACTGGTTCATTAGAACCTGTTGGTAGACCCGCAACCATCACAAAAACAAAAGATGGACGGTTTATTTGGAATAAATTTGATAGACCTAATATCGGTGTAAACGAATAAAGTTATGGCAAAAGGAAATTGGTCTCACATCCAAAAGATGAAAGGACATAAAAGTGGGTTGGAAACTCGTATAGATGAACAACTCAAATCACAAGGTATTGATGGTGAATACGAACAGCATGAAGTATCATACACTATCCCTGCATCAACACATACATATAAACCAGATTTTAAATTACCAAACGGAATCTATATAGAATCCAAAGGATGGTTCTTACCAGAAGATAGAAAAAAACATCTACTGATTAAAGAACAAAATCCTGATATGGATTTAAGGTTTGTTCTACAATCACCAAATGGAAAAATATACAAAGGTTCAAAAACAACATATGCGGGGTGGTGCGAGAAGCACGGATTCAAATGGGCTAAGAAGGAAATACCCCAAGATTGGATTGATGAAAAAGAAAAAGTAAATTTCTTTGGATAATTAAAATATATTTCGTATATTAGTAGTTATATGGAAGATAGACTGCTCTCTTTATTGGAATCTGTCTTAGGTAAGGCTAAGAAAACATCGGGTGATAACTATGCGTTTTACTCTCCGTTTGTAGAACACTATAAACCAAAGTTAGAGATAAACATATCATTAAATTCTTCTGGTGATAACCCCTGGCATTGTTGGGTATCCGATGAGAAGGGTAAATCAATACGTTCTCTCTTCAGAAAAATCAAAGTATCCAAAGATGTTTGGGATGAACACAATTCCATCTTCAGTAGAAAGTATAGATACTCAAATTTACCAAATTCTGAAAATAATGGTAAAACTGAGTTGGTTCAACTTCCAAAAGAATACATTCCACTTTGGAAATCATCTAATTCAGTAATTAGAAAACATGCATTACGATATCTAAATGGTAGGGGTGTAACTCCATCTGAGATTATTAAGTATGAAATTGGATATTGTGAAGAGGGTGTTTACAAACACAAAGTAATTGTACCATCATATAATAGGGATGGGAGATTAAACTATTTTGTAGGTAGAAGTTTTTATGATTCTAACTTTAAACATAAGAACCCAGATGTATCTAAAGATGTAGTAGGATTTGAGATGATGGTAAATTGGGATTTACCAATTGTAATATGTGAGGGTGTATTTGATGCTATGGCAATTCGTATGAATGCAATTCCAATATTCGGTAAATCACCACAATCAGAATTACAAAAAGAAATAATTCGTAGAGGTGTAGAAAGAGTATATATTGCATTGGATTCAGATGCGTTTGAAAATGCACTGAGATTTGCAGAAACCCTTATGAATGAGCGTATAGAAGTTTATGTAGTAGAATTAAATGATTCAGACCCATCCGAAATGGGATTTGATGAAATTAATAAAAAAATAAAAAATACTGAACCATTAACATTACGAAGGTTGATGGAGTATAAGTTGGTTGGTGTATGAGAAAATCAAAAAAGATTAACTATGATGGTAGTATTAAAAAGATTTACCACATAGCAGATGTTCATATTAGGAATCTAAAAAGACATACTGAATATAGAGAAGTTTTCGAAAGATTATATCAGTATATTTCAGATACAAAAACAGAAGATTCAATCATAGTTTTGGCGGGTGATATTGTTCATGCTAAAACCGATATGACACCCGAAGTGATTGAGATGACACAAACATTTCTAAAAAGGTTATCAGATATGTTACCAACAATTCTGATACCAGGTAATCACGATGCAAACCTAAATAATCATTCGAGATTAGATGCGTTATCACCTATTGTAAACGCATTAGGACATCCAAATCTACATTATCTGAAAGATGATGGAGTTTGGAAAATGGGAGGCATTTCCTTTTCACACTCATCTATTTTTTCTGAATCAAAGGCAATTATCCCATCATCTGAGGTTCATGGTGATTATAAGATTGCATTATATCATGCACCTGTTGATAAAGTAAAAACTGAACATGGTTTTGAGATTGAAAATAAAAATGTAAATGTAGAATCATTTGATGGATATGATTTGGTTTTGTTAGGTGATATTCACGTTCCCAATCAATCCTTAAATTCAGAAGGTACAATTAAGTATTGTGGTTCTACAATCATGCAAAATCATTCGGAAGCAAAATATCCAGAACATGGTATTTTAGTATGGGATGTTGATTCTAAGAAATCTGAGTTTGTTCCAATTCATAACGATTATGGGTACGTTACAATTGATGTAGAGGGTGGAAAGATAGTTGGTAACCCAACCATACCAAATAAACCTCGTATGAGGGTTAGAGTAAAGGATACACCCCAATCTGAATTAAAGAAAGTTCTTGCAAAAATAAGAGTTGGTAGAAAAGTACAAGAGGTATCAATCCAAAAAGTAATTACTGATAAAAAAGATTATAGTGGTGGTTCAAATATTATACTTCAAAATGTAAGAGATGTTGGATTCCAAAATAAACTTATTGAAGATTTCCTATCAGAGAGATATGTTGTTGGTGAGGAACATTTGGATGTTATCAGAGGTATCAATAATGATATTAATACTAAATTAGGTACATCTGTTGGTATGAAGAACATTATATGGAAGCCTAAAACGTTTGAGTTTTCAAATATGTTCTCATATGGTCCATCTAATATTATAGATTTTTCACAAATGAAAGGGGCGTATGGTGTATTTGCACCAAACGCAAGTGGTAAATCATCATTGTGGGATGCTCTATCGTTTTGTATATATGATAAATGTTCTCGTACCTCAAAAGCAGCTGATGTACTCAACTATTCAAAATCTCAATTTAATTGTAAGTTTAACTTTGAGATTAATGGTGTTGATTATTATATTGAGAGGATTGGTAAAAAATCACCTAAGAGGGGGACTGTTAAAGTAGATGTAAACTTCTATCGAATCAATGAAGATGGTTCAACCGAATCCCTAAATGGTGAAGAACGTAGAGATACAAACTCAATCATCAGACAGTATGTAGGTTCTTATGATGATTTCATTCTAACTGCAATGTCAAATCAATCTAATAGTGGTGGATTTATTGAAAAATCTCAAAAAGAAAGAAAAGAACTTCTTGCTCAATTCTTAGATATGGATGTGTTTGAGCAGTTATATCAAGTAGCAAATGAAGAAATCAAAGAACTAAGTGCATTACTTAAAGATTATAAAAATCAAAACTTTACTGAGAAGTTATCAGATGCAGAAGAAAGTTTAATTGAAAATAAAAAGAAGGTAACTGAAACACAAACCCTATTGGATGAATACAAAGAACGTAGGATTAAGGTTGGACTCCGTATTGAAGAATTATTGGGTAAATTAATTTCAGTAGATTCATCTGTAACTGATACTGATAATCTTATAAAATTAAAAGAAGAGTTAGAAGAAAGTGCAAACACAAAGGCAACTGAGTGTAATGAGTATGTAGATACTTTAGTTGATTTAGAATCTAAACTAAAAAAATCTCAATCAGAATTTGATAGATATGATTTAGTAGATTTAAAAGAAAAACATTTAAAATATGAATCATACTCAAAGATGATGATTGATATCCAATCACAAATAGATGATTTAGATAGAGAGATTGAACATAAGAAAAAACACTTAGATGGAATTGGCTCCCTTACCTTTGATGATGGATGTGAACATTGTGTAAAGAATAAGAATACACCATTCGCACAACAGGCACAATCATTGGAAAGGGAAATAAAAGAATCCTCACTTATAAGATTGACACGTTCTGGTGAATACGATGAAGCATCTATGAACAAAGCAAAATATGATGTTACATCAATACTAGCAGAAATTCAAACCTTAAAATCTGAAATAGATAATTACACTAACCAAATAGAAAAGGTTGAATTACAAACAAAATCTTGTAACTTAGAACTCACCGAACTTCAAAACAGAATTGATAAGGTAGATTCTGATATTCAAAAATCAATTGAGCAAAAAGTATCAGTAGAGCATAATACAAAGGTACAAAAAGAAATTGATAAATACAAAGAAAATCTAAAAGAAATTGAAGATTTAATATATGATACAAATGATATTTTGATTGATGTAAGTGGTGAAGTTAAGATAGCAGAAAATACAATTAAAACTGTAAATGATTCTATCAACCGATTGGAAGATATGGAAACAAAGTATGAGGGATATGAGTATTACCTACAATGTGTAAAGAGAGATGGGATTCCATATGAACTAATATCAGATGTGTTACCAAAATTAGAGGTAGAAATTAACAACATACTACAACCACTTGTAGATTTCCAAATTCTACTAAATACTGATGGTAAAAATATCAATTCATATATCGCATATGGTGAAGATGAATATTGGCCATTAGAATTAACAAGTGGTATGGAAAAGTTCATTTCATCAGTTGCGATTAGAACCGCACTTACAAATGTATCAAACCTACCCCGTCCAAACTTTATCGCAATTGATGAGGGATTTGGTTCATTGGATAGTGATAACTTTAATTCATTATATTTATTATTTGATTACCTTAAAAACCAATTTGATTTCTTAGTAACTATATCACACATTGATAAGACAAGAGATATGGTTGACCAAATTATAGATATTACAAAGGTAGGTGGATTTTCATCTATTAGATATTTATAATAATAAAGAATGTATGGAGTGTAGATGTCTTTAATATTTAAGAAAGCAGCAAGAGAAAATTTATCGAATGTTTCGGTGTATATTGATGATACAACGAACACATCGCCAAAATACTTTAGAGTATCTGATGTTCCTCAAGTTTTACAAAAAGGTAAGAACTTATTAAGGATATCAGCACACCCTACTAATTTGGTAGAAGGTTCACAAATTATTGTGGATGTACGGGATTCTAATGGAAATCCAATATACTTTGAAATACCCGATTATTTAGAAGCAGATAAGAGTAGGGTAATTTCAATTTGGATTTATAACGATAAAGGTGATGATAATACTGCAAATGGCGATGCAGTAATTACATTAGTTGGTATATCAAAAGTTGGTAACAATGGAGAGCCAATACCTGAGAGATTCAGAGGTAAACCTAATGTTAGATGGCAGACTACTGTAAATGTAGATAGAGATAGAAAAAATACATCATCTGTAATTTTTAAATCAAACACATTACCTTCAGTTGCAATTTCTGAAAGTATTGAAGCATATCAAAACCAACCTCAAAGTGGTAATGAGTTATTACTCCAATCTCAAACCGGAAATGGCACCCGATATTTATTTAGAGGTACTACACCAATTGTACAACTTACAGATGGTTCTCAATTCAATGAAGAAATGTTGGGGTACTCATTCGTACTATCAAATTACGAAACTCCTGCAGAACCAATATCAAAATATCCAAATCCAAATAGTGATACATTTTATAGTTCATCTATATCTCAAGTATTAGATGCAACTACGGCTGTTTTAAGAACCCCATATACAACTTCATTTGCAGATAGAGAAGAGTTACTACACACTTACAATAATATTGAATCTGCGAATTATAGTATTCAATACTTTCAAACGGGTTCTAATATAGTTACTGAAAATCAACGTTCATTTGCTAACTTAACATTAACAAATGTAAATCCAATTGCAGGTGTAGTTGATAAAGTAAAAGTATTAATTAAATCAGATGGGTTACCAGGTGAATACGAATTACTAAATGAGGTCACTGTGCCATATAGTTCATCATTTAGTGTAAAAGTACCAATCCCATCGGAAAACCTACAAGACCCAAAATTATTAAAAATACAATATCTAAACTCTATTGGTGAAATATCAAGAACTGAAACTATTACAAGTCCATTTGTATTTCAAGGTGGTAACTTCTACTTTGGTGGTGGGGATAACCTTATAACAGGTTCTATCTTTATATCAAACGCAATTGGTAGTGGTATTGAAGTGGGTGGTGCAAGTAGTGGATTCATACGTTCAGTTGGATTTGAAGGACAAACTTCCGCATCATTAGGTAAAGGGCCAGGTGGTTTTATTATTTATAGTGGTTCTAACGCATTAAAAATTGGTGAAGATTACCTACAAGGTGTGGGTATGCAAATGATTGGTGATAACGATGATAGACACTTTATATTTACAACACATGATGGTGGTTTATTAGATGTTAAAACTGATAAGTTTTTTATTGGTACTTTAGACTCACAATTTATTAGTGGTTCTGATGGTAATATAGAAATTAGTTCATCGTTATTTCATTTAGACCCAGTAAATGATTTATTAGTAATTGGTGCAGATGCAGTTATTAACGCAGATTTAACTGTTAATAATTTAAGAACACCTGCACTAATTAACGGGTCTCCATCAACAAGAACAAATTCATCATCTTCTATTGATTCGGATGGATTTGCTAGATTCGTTTCTGCATCTATTGGTGGATTCGAAGTATCAGAAACTCAGATTAATTCAGCAAACGATAATCTTATATTAAAAGATAGTGGACAGATTACAGGTTCAAATGTATTATTTAGTGGTGGAGAAATTGCAGGATTTGAAATATCAAATTCTCAAATAAATTCAACCAATAATAATCTAATCTTAAAGGCAAGTGGTCAAATTACCGCATCTGATGGATTCCTTTTTGGTAATAAGGGTACATCCCAATATGTTCAGTTTGATGATGGTAACTTAGTTGTTAGAGGTGATTTATCAGTAGACCAAATATTTACACCAGCAACAATCAATGGTTCACCTGCTAATATAAACAACGCAAGTTCATCAATCACATCAGATGGTTTTGCAAAGTTTGTATCAGCATCAATTGGTGGTTGGGATATTACCACAGGTTCTATTGAAGGTGGTAACCTTATAATGAAACCAGAGGGTATTCTACAAACAAGAGATTTTGCAAGTGGATTGAAAGGATGGAAGATTTCATCTGAAGGTAATGGAACTGCTGAATTCGAAAATGTTCGAATTAGAGGTACAATGAGAACCACTACATTTGAGAAAGAATCTGTAAACGCAGTTGGTGGTCAATTATGGGTTGCTAACTCAACAACAATCACAGGTTCTGTAATTGCAAATGATGCAACAATGTCTGTTAAAAACGCAAAAGGATTTGAAAGTGGTGAAATCCTAATTGCAAAAAAAGTAGATGGTACTGGATTTCAAACAGAATACATTTTAGTAAATTCATCATCAGTTGATGGTAATCAAAGTAATGAAGATGAAAATTATGGTAGAATTTATGTAACAAGAGGATATGGTTCAGGTTCATCTGGTGATTTCGTTGGTGATATCGCATCAATATCACAATCATACGAAGATGGTCAAGTTGTAGTATCCACAGGAAAAGTTGGAACGGGATACATAAAATTAAACGCAAACCCATCAGATACAGCAACTCCATTTATTGATGTAGTTGAACGAACTGGAAGTGGGTTATACGATGTAACTCTTGCGGCAAGATTGGGTGATTTAAGTGGATTAGCAGGAAGTGATTATGTATTTGGAAGTTCAACACCAGGATATGGATTAGCAACAAACAATGTATTCTTACAAGGTGGTATCAAAGCGACTTTTGGTGATATTGGTGGTTTTGGTATAAATGAAACAACTATATCATCATCAAACTCATTACTGATTTTAAGTTCATCTGGTCAAATATTTGCAGAATCAGGTAGAATTGCATCATTCATCATATCATCATCTAAATTTGATGCATTACGATTGGTGGAAGAATTTACTCCAATTAGTGAACGTAGTGGTAGTATAAATGTTAATAGTATTCCATCATATGTTGATGGGCGGGCTACTATAAGTATTACAGGTGTTACTTCATCTAATATAGGTATAGAAAGTATTACAATAAATTCATCTGATACTGATATAACATTGGATAGCTTAAATGTATTTACAGAAAATTCTGATTTTGAAATATTCTATACAGAATCACTACAATACAATTCAGAAGCTAATCAATCAGTAGCAGTTAGTGCGAAATTTCAATCATCATCTATATCAGTATCATATCCAACAGCATCTATTGCCGCATATTCATCATCAATAGTTAATGGTCAATTTTTATTTGGTGGAGGGGGACAATCATTTGATGTTAATAGTCAATTCTTATCAACGGTAGAGGGTGTAGATGCACTTGCATTCGATTTACCTAGTGACCCTGCTTATAATATTAACCCAACATCAGATGGATTTGGGATATCACTATTTACATATGAAAGGGGAGTTCCATTGGATGATAGAGTTGGGTTTTATCCAAATGGACTGGATTTAGATGGATTCATAGATATCAATATAGATGATTTATCACAATTAACAGGTTCAGTATCATCAACTACAGTATCTTCTTCTAATGTTAAAGATTTCATAATAAATTGGTCGCCAGTAGATACACAACGATTTACGCTCTCAACTAATTATAACTCATTCGTACCAACCAATGGATTTGCATCTAATACAAATTCTACATCACCCGAAACTGATTTTATAAATGCATATTGGACTGCATCTGATTCTGGATATTCACCAACAACTCAATACATTTGGGTTTCAAGTGGTTCGGTTAATTTAGACGCATTAGATGGAAATGGAGATGGGGACGGCTTCCACACTTTCTTTTTAACTGCATCATATTTGGCTGTTGAAACTACGCCAGATGCCGCTTTGATTACACCAACGAAATCAACAACAGTTTATAGTGGAAATTCAATAACGATATCACAATTCAATACAATAACTGGTTCATCTTTTGTGTATATTCAACAGATAGCAGAATTTGGTGGTGTTTCTCCAAACAGTTGGTCAGAATTCTTAACAAGAGGATTGGTCGACACATTTGGGGAAGGACTTGAATACTCAGGTTCAGCTGAACTTTTGGGAATTACAACAGAACAAATAGTCTCTAATAATGGTCAAGTTACTCCACAAAACTACTCTGATAATGACGCAAGAGTATACGCTGCATTATTAAAACCTGGATGGTTTGTAAATCCAGATGTAATTAGTATATTAAATGGTATTGATACTACAACAGGTTCACTTGCAGGTTGGTTTGAAATAGAAACATCTGGTAGTTTAACAACGTGGAATGTAAATCCAGGCTCATTAGATATTACATCTTGGCAGGGTGGTAGTAGGGGATTACCACTAAAACTTAGACATAATCTTGCAGTAACAGAAACCACATCTTCATCTGAATTAGAAATCAAAAATGGTATATGGCCATTGGATATTGCAGAATCAGGTTCTATTGATATAAGTGCACCACAGGCTTTAAACCAAGCTTTAGGATTAGTTGTAAATAGAGGTGGTGACCCAGTAAATGTAACTCAACGATTAGATAACATACGAGTTCAAACTGATTTAACCGCTGCTGAATTGGCATCTCTTTATCCTGATGATTCAACATTTAATAGTACATCTTTTAATAAATTCGCAGTTGATTATGAATCAACAAACACATACAACTCTACCACACAAGGTGGTAAAATCTCTATGGGGTATCAATCGGGCTCATTTGTAGAAAAAGTAACATTCTCTATAAGTGGTAGTGGTGAGATAAGTTCATCTAAATTCTTTGTAGATGAACAAGGTAACATTACAGGTTCTCAGGTAAACTTTTCGGGTGGTACTATTTCAGGTTCTGATTTAAATATTAACGCAAATCAATTTGATTTTGGAGCAGCTGGTGGGTATATATCAGGTTCTAACGGTTCATTAATTATTAGTTCTTCGTTATTCTCATTAACTGATACTACATTAGAAGTTAAAGGAGATTTAAGAGCTAGTAGTGGTTTTATACAAGATACTTACTTAGGTGGTAAAATTGTAGAATTAGGAGTACAAAACCCAGATGTACCATCAATTAGATATGAATTACCATTCATTGAAACATATTCAACATCATCAACGGATGTAAGATTAACATCCTTAACTGGTTCTTCTAAAACATCATTTCAAGGTTCACATGGTAAGTGGTCATTATCTTCGATTTTCCAATCTACACCACAAATGTTGGTTACAGGTTCTGCGTTAGATGGTGTGGGATATCCTGCTGAATTTAAAAGTTGGTATGATATAAGTGGTGTTAGTAAAGATTATAAATTTATAAATGATTTTACTCAACAAGACGTTGCTAATGCAAGTTCATCTTTATCACCAACCCTAATAGGAAATCAATTAGTATTTAATAAGGAAAATACATTTAGAACAGGTTCAAATGTATACAAAACATTAACATCGGAGTTTATACATATTTCAGAATCATTCGCAGGTTCTGAATATAAGAACGCACATTTACAATTTGCCGTAAGGGGAACTACTCACCCATATAGTGGCGGATTTACTGGATTCTTCCCACAATATAAAATCGATATAATTTCAGGTTCAACTACATACTACACAAAAGTGTATAAAGATGAAAACGCAACTGAAAAAAGTTGGACTGTATTTGATATTCCGATATCCGATATTTTAGAAATAGAAGCAACAAACAATTCCAATAAATCAATTGAAAATGCATTTAAAGTTAGAATTGGAATGTTGTATAGTGGTTCAAATGCAACTGGTACTGTTGGTAGTGGTGTAAATGCATTGGGTTGGGCATTAACTGAAATGAGAATGGTTGAACCCGCAAGAGTTGCTGCTATTGATACACAAACACTTCACTTTAAAGATACTTACTTAACATGGGATGGTAAAGAGGTAACCGCACATAAAGGACACTTTGCACCAATTATTACATCATCGTTATTTGAATCTGTATCAGGTTCAAGATATACATTGGGTAGACCAAAACAAAGATGGCAAACCGCATATCTTAAAAATTCAGTAGATACACTCTCAGATAGAAACCTAAAAAAGAATATAGAAATTTCTCCATTAGGTTTAGGATTTATAGAATCTTTGAAACCAGTTAAGTATGATTTCAAAGATGATAATACAACTCACTATGGATTGATTGCACAGGAAGTATCACAATCCCTTGCTGAGTTTGATGTGCATATAGATGATTTTGGTGGTTATAATGGAAACGAGGGATATTTATCATTGAAATATGAAGAGTTCATATCACCAATGATTAAAGCAATTCAAGACCAACAACAAATAATAAAAGATTTACAAAGTAGAATTGAAACCTTAGAAAGTGGTTCTACTAATTAAAGGATATTTATCATTATGGGGAATCTAATAAAAGAGTGGGTTAAGGGAATCTTAACTGAAGATATAAAAAAAGAGGTAGTTGTTTACGCAGGTAGATTTCAACCATTCCATAAGGGGCATTATGGTACATACCAACACTTAGTAAAAAAGTTTGGTAAAGATAATGTTTACATTGGAACATCTAATAAAACCGATAACATCAAATCACCTTTTAAATTCAAAGAAAAGAAAATGATTATGATGAAGATGTTTGGTATCCCATCGAGCAAAATCGTTGAAATTAAAAACCCATATGCACCTAAAGAAATTATTGGTAAGTTCGATAATAAAACAACTGCCTTCGTAACTGTTGTTGGTGAGAAAGATAGATACAGATTAAAAGGTAAATACTTTGAACCATACCATCCAGATAGAATCGATAAGGGATATGAGGATAAGGGATATGTTTATGTAGCACCATCAAGTGGTGGTGGTATGAGTGGAACTGAAGCAAGAAAACTTTTATCACAAGGTAGTGAATCCGATAAAATCACTGGATTCAAAAAAGTGTATGATGGTAAGTTTGATTCTAAAATCTTCACATTGATTACAACAAGATTAACAAACATATTTGGTAAGATGGAATCATTCCTATCAACATTCGATTTTAATGAATTAATATCAGAAGCATCAGCAACGCCAGCTAGTGGAAAGAGTGTGGTTGATGATGGACCAGGATTTACATATGGTAATTCAAAAACATATAAGAAAATTGGTAATGATGCAGCAGAGGTATTGGGGTGGCAAGTTGTGGATTATATTTTAGGAAACGATGATGATTCAATCTACGCAGATGATGCAAGAGGTATAGATGATAAATATCCAGTATCATACTTCCCATCTGGTAAAGCAGGTTTGGATGCACAATCACAAAGATACACAGATTTAAGAGGTAATGCGGCATATAAAGCATGGGCTGATAAAATCAAAGGTGTTGCTACAATCGTAGGATATAAGTTGGTTGACTTCTTAGATGCTGAGCAGGGTATTGAAGATACTAAAGATGCACCTGTAAAAGAACCTAAGTTTAACTTTACACAAGATGTAGAAACTGAACCTATGAGGGAGGGTTTAATTATGGAAGGTGGTGCATACGGACATATGAATCACCCATTTGACATCAAAATGAATCTTACATTTGGCGATTTAAAAACTATTATATCAAACGCATTAAATGGTAACTTAGAATTTGCAAGAGAAAAAACTGATGGTCAAGCATTAGCAATTAGTTGGAGAGATGATAAAGGTTTAATCGCAGCAAGAAATAAAGGACACTTAAAAAATAGTGGTGAAAACGCATTAGATATTAGTGGAGTTGCATCTAAGTTTCAAGGTAGAGGTGGTTTAACCGATGCATACAATTTTGCTATGAAAGATTTAACATCGGCGATTAAATCACTATCAAAAGCACAAAGAGATAAAATATTTAAACAAGGTTCATCGTTTATGAACTTAGAAGTTATCTATCCAACTTCAGTTAACGTAGTACCTTATGGTCAACCACTATTGGTATTCCACGGAACTATGGATTATAATGAAGATGGTGAGGCGATTGGTGCTGATACATCAACTGCAAGAACATTGGCAGGTATGATTAAACAAATCAACAAAGATGTACAAGATAATTACACAATACAAGGGCCACCTGTAACTCAATTACCAAAGAATAAAAACCTTTCATCAACGCAGGGTAAGTTTAATTCACAATTGAATAAACTTCAAAAAGAATTTAAACTAAAAGATTCTGATGGTGTTGCAAATTATCATCAGGCTTGGTGGGAAAATTGGGTTGATAAAAACTCACCATCACCATTGGATAACAAAACTAAAATGGGATTGGTAAAAAGATGGGCGTTCTTAGATAAATCATTTAGATTGGATAATAAAAATATCAAAGATTCCAAAGTATTAGATTGGGCAAAGAAAACTGATAAACAAGACCAAGCAAAAATATCAAAAGATAATCTTCGTAAGTTTGAAGATATTTTCTTAGGCGTTGGCGCAGAGGTACTTTCATTTATGAGTTCAGTATTAGTAGTGAACCCAAACAAAGCATTGAGAGATATGCAGAAGGAATTGGATAAGACCGTAAAGGTAGTTCAGAAATCGGGTGATGTTAAAAAGATTGAAAAATTAAGAATGGAATTAGAACGACTTGCTGCAATTGGTGGTAAGGATAAGATTGTACCAAATGAGGGTATTGTATTTGTTTACAAAGGAAACACTTATAAGTTGACTGGGGCATTCGCATCATTGAACCAAATATTAGGTTTAATGTATTTTTAAATATATTTAGATATTTATATACAAAATAAAGTTATGGCAAAATTAAAGAACATCAAAGCAGTTAGTGAAATGTTAGAGGGTAAACACAAAACCCAAACTAAAAAGATAGTTGCATTTGATACAAAAGAAGTTGTAAGAAGAGAAGTTGGAGAAACTTGGGCTGATGATAAAGGCCAGCAATGGGAACAACGTAAAGGTTACAAAGTAAAGGTTGGGAAACTCGCCAAACTAAGAGAAGAGTTAAAAGGATTTCCAAATTGTAAAAAAGATGTTTGTACTTGTACAGACCCTGGTTCTGCTGATTTAAAGATGAAGGCGTATCATGGTATGTGTTTAGATTGTGTTACTGATATGGAGCATGATTTAAAATTAAAAGGGGAGTACGAAGAATACGAACGTACAAAACTTTTAAATAATGCTGAGTCTTGGTTGAAACAGGCTGAAATAGAAAAAGAAGTTCTAAAAACAACAATCAAAGCATCATTCATTAATGAGGATGGTTCTATTGAAGAATGGGATGGTTTATCTGAAGATGAAATCACTGCTAAGATTGATGATGGTTTTGAGAAGTTTAAAACAAACTTCATTGATAAACTAAAGGGAGAACAAAATGAAGAAAGTAATTAACTGGATTTCAGGACTATTAAAAGATGAAAAGGGTACACCTTCATCAAAAAGATTTATTGGTATCATTGCTGGGTTATCATTGTGTATTACATTATATGCAAACTCATTCTCAGAAGAGCATGTGGCACCTTCACCCGTTTTAATCAACGCAGTTGCAGCTCTTGCATTTGGAGCATTAGGATTAGCATCAGTTGATAAGATTTGGGGTAAGAAAGAAGAAGAAAAATAAATGAATCTAAGAGAGTACATTCAGAACGTATATGAAACCTACACTAAAGATGGTGTAGAAGAATCACTTGCGTTAGAGTATGTAAAATCTGATATGTACGAACATCTGATTCAAAAGAATATGATGACCGAAGATTTAAGAAAATGGCTCGGTAAAGGAAAGACTGGTACTGCAAGTGGTGGTGGTTGGGATAGATATGGTTCTGATGGTCAGAAGTTAGGTAAGTGTGGTGATGGTGAAGAAGGTGGTGCATATGCTGCTTGTTTATCGAAAGAGAAAGCCAACAAATTAGGACCAAAAGGTAGAGCCACATTTGTAAGAAGAAAACGGGCAGCACAAAAGAAAGCCGGTGATTCTAAAAAAGGTGGGAATCGTAACAAAGGTAAAACACCAACAAACAGTAAAACTGGAGCATAATAATGAAAGTAAATATCAAAGCAGGTAGTGAGAAATATAACGTAGATTTTAACATCACTCCCCAAATAAAAAATAAAGGTTTAGTTGCAATGGCTAAATCATCTAAGGATTTAGATAAATTACAAAGTGCTATTGCTGCACGAGCAGGTGGTGATGAATTGATTGATTATATCATTCTAAAAGTATTGGAGAGTAAATTAAAATTACCAATGGAAATTGATAGAACTTATAATGGTGCTGGGTATGGGTTTGTTTTAGATTTTTATTCTATTTCTAAAAAATTAAAGTAAGGTAATACTATGAAATTAAATGAATGGGTAAATAACTACATTAAAGAGGTAACTCACTCACATGAGTACGAAGATATGAGTCAAATGGGTGAAGATGAAAATGACCCACAAGAAATTTCAGTAGGAAATTATCAAACAAAATATTTCCACGTTTGTCCAGGTGCATCAAAACTATATAGTGATATAGAATCTAAAGGTGTTGATATGGATATGGCCGAAAGAAGTGCAAGATTACAAGATGCACTTTACTTTGTAGAAGAGCATATCCAACGAGATGGATACAAGCCAGAAAGAGATTATGTAATGGTTGCTAAAAACATCGCTAAGAACATTATGAAGATGGCTAAGCTGATGGGATTGGAAGAAGAACACAATTACATACAAGGACACGTTGATACGATTGAGAAAGTAGTAAAAGAAAAGGGATTGGAAGAGAGAGTAATTAAACTTACTGAAGAGAATGTTCCAACCGACCCATCTAAATGGTCTTACTACAAATCACAGGCAAAAAAGAAGTTTGATGTGTACCCATCGGCATATGCAAATGCATGGGCGGCAAAACAATACAAAGATGCTGGTGGTGGTTGGAGAACTAAAAAAAGTGAAGCAACTTCTACGGAAGAAGATGAATTTCATAAGAAGTTAGATAAGTTAGTACATTCTACATTTGGTAAAAGTTCAGATGAAAAAAAGAATGAAGGTATGGTTGAACCACGTAGAGGGCACAACTACTATCAGCTAATCAAAGATGCACCTGTAAAATATATTGAATCACAATCAAACCCAACTGGTGCTACTGGTGTTTTACTTCATAATAAAGATGGTTACCTTAAAGGTAAGAAGGGTGCATATGTTATTGATTACTTTGGTGCACATTTTTATGTTGATTTGAAATCAAAATTTGCTACACCAATCTATGGACTAAAAGACCAGAGAGAGTTAGCAAAATACATACAACCCATCGGAATGGCGCCCGAACATAATGATTGGAAAAAATATGTGAGGGAATCAGTAAACGAAGAAAAAGTAAACTATAATTTTTCTGAAGATGAATTAAAAAGAGTTTTAAAACTACTTGGAAGAAATGCTAGTACTGAAGTAAAAATGATTAAAGCATTTGAAAAGGCATTCGGTAGAAAACTTACAAGAGATGAAATGTTTGAATCAGTAAACGAAGCATATGTTGTTTTCTACGCTAAGAAAAAAGGTGATAAACCATCTCAAGCTGCATATAGAGATAAAGATATGGCAGTAAAGTTTGAAAAGGATTTGAAAAAAGATGGATACATCACAATGATAACTCAGAAAAAGGTTAAGGGTGTTGATGAATCAGTAAACGAAGCACAAAAAGTTAATCCTACATCTAAGAAGTTTCTAAAAGGAATGAAAAAGATTAAGGTTAAAGGTCTTGGTGGTTATATGCCAGGTGTTGATTATGTATACGTTGATGGTGATAAGTATTATTTTGTAGATTTCGAAGGTGACCATATGGAACTTAAAAATACAAATACCATCAAACAATTACATAAACTATATGGTAATCAAATAGGTGAATCAGTAAACGAATCAGCAAGTAAAGAAGCAATGGGTATCGCAGCATTAACTGGTACTCGTGGTTCTGCAGTTCAAGATTTTATTGATAAGAATAGAATCAATAGTAAGAAATTATTTAAAGCGTTAAAATCAGCAAACCTACAAGGTAGAATCAACTTCGCTACCGCATTAGCTGGTAAAGATGGTAATCCAAATCAAAAACTTACAATCAAACTTTTTGGTGAATCAATAAATGAAGATTATTATAAATCTGCATCGGATGCAGCAGATGCTGCAAGAAAGTACGCTGAGAAAAAGGGGTTTGAGATTGATGAAGATGATTGGCAAACTCAAATCGCACTGGGTGGTAAACACAATCGTTTAAGACCAGGTGTTGGTAAAACACATTCATTCTCAGTTGGATTAACAAAGAATGGCAAACCACAAAGAAAAGCATTAAACATATCACTATATGGAATGGATAGTGGTAAATTCGAATTAACATCATATATTAACTAAGTAATCATATTATGAAAATCAACGAAGGTATAATGTACAATGTGGATAATAAAATCGCATTACACAAAAACCCATACAGATATGGTTCTACAAAATTCTTTGAGTACTATAACGATTTAAGAGCATTAAAATTAGAAGCAGTTTCAGAAGATTTAGATATGTTTCTAAGTTCTGATATTGGTAAGGTTGGTGTATACGAAGGTAACGATGTACTTTTAGATTTTCCAATGTTAGTAGAGGCAGAATATCAGGGTAAGAAAGTTGAACTATCAAAACCAATGAGAAACAATAGTGGTGGTGGTAAGTTCAAAGTATATGTAAAAGACCCAAAGAGTGGAAACATTCGTAAGATTACATTTGGCGCAGATAGTGGCGGTGGTAAATTGGCTGTTAAGTTAAAAGACCCTGCCGCAAAGGCATCTTTTAAAGCAAGACACAAATGTGAACAAACCAAAGATAAAACAACTGCATCATATTGGAGTTGTAGATTACCTCGTTACGCAAAATCATTAGGTTTAAGTGGTGGTGGACAGTGGTGGTAATCCATACAACGAAGTAAGTAAAGGAAACAATACTTACATTAGAGAATTCTCAGTAGATACTGATTCATCAGAATTGGTTTGGCACAGAGATAACGAAGATAGAGAAGTTACAATCTTAGAAGGTAAGGGTTGGAAGTTTCAATACGATGATGAACTACCATTCGAATTAAAAGAGGGTGATACAATCAGTATCAAAAAGTTAGAGTATCACAGAATCATAAAAGGTGATACAAATCTAAAAATACGTTTATTAAAAAAAGTTTAATATTTATTCTAAACAGTTAAACTTAAAACAAGTATTATTATGAACACAATTTTAGTTATTTTGGCGATTGCGACAGTTTTAGCAATAGCAATCGTTATCTTACAAAAGACAGGTAAGATTAAAGATGAAGATGGTGATTTAATTCCTGATGTTGTTGAGGACAAAGTAGAGGAAGTTAAAGCAGAAACCAAACGTAGAGTTAAGAGAGTAAAAGAAGAACTCAAAGACGTTAAAAAATCTGCAAAAGATTTAAAAGAACAAATTGTTGATGTTGCAGAAGCAGTAGGGGGTTCTAATCGAAAGGGTAGAAAGTCAACCAAACCAACAAAGAGTTCTTTAAGAGTAATGAAAAAAGATGAGCTACTTAAATTAGCTAAGAAAGATTTTAAAGTTGAGTTAGATTCTAACTTAACAAAAACAAACTTAGTAAATAAGGTGTACGGATTGTATCACAAAAAATAAATGAATAAATACTTCGGCGATATTAGAAATGTAATAATCTTAGTATTGATAATTGTTATCTTACTAATGAGACAGTGTAGTGGTAGTGGTGAAGTAACACCAACTGAACCAACTATTGTTACAAAAACCGAAGTAAAATATGATACAATTACAAAGGAGATTCCAAAGTATATTCCAAAAGTAGTTACAAGAATAGTTAAAGAGGTTGATACAGTAAATGTACTACAACCGATTGATACACTATCTATACTTGAAGATTATTTCGCAACATATGTTTATGAAGATGTACAAAATTTAGATTCGTTAAATCTACGAATTACTGATAGTGTATCTCAGAATAAAATTATGGCAAGAAATATTCAATACGATTTAATATACCCAACTGTAACCATTACCGAAACCAAATATATCAACGCAAGAGAATTTTATATTGGTTTCGGTTTAAATGGTTCAACAAACCAATTTAATTACGTTGGTGGTCAACTCCTTTATAGAACAAGAAAAAAACAAGCATTCGGGCTGGGAGTTGGTATCAATGAAAATTTACAACCAATACTATCTACTCAGTTCCTTTGGAAATTGGGTAAATAGTATATGGCACAAACTATAAAAGAACTTATTAGGGAAGAGTACATTAAATGTGCTAAAGACCCAGTTTACTTCTTTAAGAAGTATTGTTATATACAACACCCAAAGAGAGGTAAAATTCTTTTTGATTTGTATCCTTTTCAAGAAGATGTTATGGGTGAGTTTAACGACCACCGATATAACGTAATCCTCAAATCACGTCAGTTAGGTATCTCAACATTATCCGCAGGTTATTCTTTATGGATGATGTTATTCCACGAAGATAAAAACATATTGGTAATTGCAACCAAACAAGAGGTAGCTAAGAACTTAGTTACTAAGGTTAGGTATATGCATGAGAACTTACCGAGTTGGTTAAGAGGTGATACCGAAGAAGATAACAAACTATCCTTACGATTAAGAAATGGTTCAACAATCAAAGCAACATCAGCAAGTGGTGATGCAGGTCGTTCTGAAGCATTATCAATGTTGATTATAGATGAGGCTGCATTCATTAAAGGTATTGATTCAATTTGGGCATCTGCACAATCTACATTATCAACTGGTGGTAAGGCAATCGTATTATCAACTCCAAATGGCGTTGGTAACTTCTTTCATAAAACGTGGTTAAAGGGTGAGCAAAAAGATGGTTGGAATCCAATCAAACTTCATTGGACTGTACATCCTGAAAGAAACGAACAATGGAGAGGGGAGCAGACTCAATTGTTGGGTGAGAAGATGGCAGCACAAGAATGTGATTGTGATTTTATCAGTTCTGGTTATACGGTCGTTGATGGACAACTTCTACAATGGTATGAAGAAACTCATGTACAAGAGCCGGTTGAGAAAAGAGGTTTTGATGGAAACTATTGGCTTTGGCAACAACCAAACTACGCAAAAGATTACATTGTGGTAGCGGATGTTGCGAGGGGTGATGGTGCAGATTATTCAGCATTCCACGTTATCGATATAGAATCTATGGAGCAGGTGGCAGAGTACAAAGGTAAGATTGAAACCAAACATTATGGTAATATGTTGGTGAATGTTGCAACTGAGTGGAACGATGCCCTATTAGTAATTGAAAACGCAAATATTGGATGGGCAGTAATCCAAGAGGCAATTGATAGAAATTATTCAAACTTATATTATTCCTACAAAGAGTTTGGATATGTAGATGATGATATTCATTTACAAAAAGGATATGATTTAAAAGATAAATCTCAGATGGTGCCTGGTTTCTCAATGACAAGTAGAACCAGACCATTGGTGATATCTAAGTTAGATACTTACATGAGAGAAAGAGTTCCTATTATTCGTTCTAAAAGATTAATAGATGAATTGTTTGTATTCATTTGGAATGGTAGTAGAGCAGAAGCACAACAGGGTTACAATGATGACTTGGTGATTTCATTCTCAACATCGCTATGGGTAAGAGATACCGCATTAAAATTAAGACAACAGGGTATCGAACTTAGCAAAAGAGCATTATCATTAACCTCTAAAAATACAGGTGTATTCAGAACGAATCAATCAAAAGGAAAAGATTCGTGGAAGGTAAAAACTGGTAGAGGTGATGAAGATATAACTTGGTTATTGTAAATCTATTTTTTATCATATTTATAGTTTGTAGGGATATTGTAATAAAGAACAAAAATTATGGCAGATAAATCATTATTTAGTAGACTCCAACGATTATTCTCAACTCAAGTAGTTGTAAGAAAGGTCGGTAAAAATAAATTAAAGGTAGTCGATTCATCCCGCTTACAAGGTGATGGTAATCGTAGAGGTTCAGCATACTACGATAGATATGGTAGATTGCATGGTTCAAATTCACGAAAGAATTGGCAAACCTACAATGAACGATTTAATTATCATTCAAACAAATTAGAACTATATACTGATTATGAAGCAATGGATAAAGATTCCATTATTTCATCAGTATTAGATATCTACTCAGATGAGTGTACACTTAAAAACGATATGGGTGATGTACTCAGAATTAATTCATCAGATGAGAAACTAAAGAAAACCCTACACAACTTATTTTATGATGTATTGAACATTGAATTCAACCTTTGGAGTTGGGTTAGAGGTATGAACAAATATGGTGATTATTATCTTTATTTAGATATTGATGATGAGTTGGGTATTGTAAATGCATCACCATTATCAGCATACGAAACGAGAAGAGAAGAAGGTTACGATATGGATAACCCATACTCAGTACGTTTCGAAGTTGAAGAACAAAACACAAACGCAATCTCACAAAGAAACAACACTAAGTTTTTAGAATCGTTTCAGGTTGCACATTTCAGATTATTGGGTGATACCAACTTCCTACCATATGGTCGTTCGTTGTTAGAAGGTGCAAGAAAGACTTGGAAACAGTTAATTCTTATGGAAGATGCTATGATGATTCATAGAATTATGAGAGCACCTGAAAAGAGAATCTTTAAGATTGATATTGGTAATATTCCACCTGCAGAGATTGATACATATATGCAAAACATCATCGACCAGATGAAGAAAGTTCCTTATGTTGATGAAACAACAGGTGAGTACAACCTAAAGTTCAATCTTCAAAATATGTTGGAAGATTACTATCTGCCTGTTAGAGGTGGACAGAGTGGTACTGAGATTGATTCTCTTAGTGGTATGGAGTTCGGTGGTATTGATGATATTGAATACCTAAAGAACAGAATGATGGCAGCACTCAAAGTTCCAAAAGCATTTATTGGATACGAAGAGGGTGTTGAAGGTAAAGCAACATTAGCACAAGAAGATATCAGATTTGCACGTTCAGTTGAAAGAATCCAAAAGATTGTTCTTTCTGAATTAACTAAGATTGCAGTTGTACATTTATACTCACAAGGTTACGAAAACGAAGACCTTGTAAACTTTGAGTTAGAACTTACTAACCCATCTATCATCTACGAACAAGAGAAAGCAAACCTTTGGTCTGAAAAAGTATCTTTAGTTAGAGATATGAAAGACCTTAAAATGTTATCTCAAGAGTGGATGTATAAAAACGTATTCAATATGAGTGAAGATGAGTGGAAGATGGAACAATACAGAGTTATCAACGATTTGAAACTTGGATTTAGACACGAACAGATTGAATCAGAAGGTAATGACCCTGCTAAGACTGGTGAATCATTTGGTACTCCACATGATTTAGCTGCGTTATCACAACAAAGTGGTGATGATAGTGGTGAAGATAGTTCTCCTTTTGGTGAAAATGAAGGTGGTTCACCTGAAGGTGGATATGAAGGTGCAGGTAGACCCAAAGAAACTGGTACATATGGTAAAGATAAATCACCATTTGGTAGAGACCCATTAGGTAATAAAGGAATTGATGTAAAATCAGATTCAATACGACATTCTTATAATGCAAATGAAGTATTGAATAAAGAAGTAACTAATTCCATGTTATCAAATATGAAAAAGAAAGTAAAGAGTAAGAAAATAATCATAGAATCTTTGAAAATCGATGACGATATAGTCGAATCATCACTATTAGATGAGAAAAACATATTGAATTCTGATAATTAAGATATTTATAAGTAAATATATAGGTTACTCTACCAAAAATAGAAGGAACTAATGAAAAACATTAAGCATAGTAAGTACAAAAACACAGGCATTCTATTCGAATTACTAGTACGCCAGATTGCGACAGATACTTTGAACAATAAAGATTCAAAGGCAACAGCAATTATCAAAGAACATTTTGGTAAAAAGACGGAATTGGCCAAAGAATTGAAGTTGTATCAATCTGCAGTCAAAGAATCGTTTAGTTCAGAATACAAAGCAGGTGAATTTTTAAATATTATCCTAAAAGAAAGGTCAAAACTTACCGAAACTACTCTAAACAAACAAAAATACAACTTAATTAAAGATATTAAGAAGAATTTTGTATTAGAAGATTTCTTTAAGTATAGAGTTTCTAACTATAAGGAGAATGCATCTATCTATAAATTGTTTGAATACAAAAATTCAGATAACCCAAAACAATATGTTGAGTGTAAATCAACATTGATGGAACATTTGACAGGAAAATCACAAAATTCCGATAAAATTGTTACAACTATCAATGAAGATTACTCAAAACAACCTAAAGAGGTAAGATTATTGGCTTGGAAGATGTTGGTAGAAAATTTTAATAGCAAATATACAAACTTATCCAACAAACAACGTAATATTCTTAAAGAATACATCGAATCGGTTGATAATTCTGAAAAATTAAAGAATTTTGTTGTTAGAGAGACAAATGAACTTCAAAAATCACTTAAATCTATCAAAATTACTGATAAAGTAACTAAGATTAAGATAAATGAGGTAATTACCTTAGCATCTAAATTAAAATCATCAAAAGTTATAACCGAATCACAAGTATTATCATTACTCAGATACTATGAGTTGTATGATGAGCTAAAGAGGGTGTTTAAATGAAAAGTTTCTTAAAAGAAATAGAAGATAAGTTTGATGAGTTAGAAGAAGCAAATGTAACTGCTAACTTAGATGGTGGTGAAGGCCCAATCAAAACTCCACATGCTTTTGCAAAGAGTAAAGATGAGGATGATTTGGATGATGACCACATTGAGGTATTGGGGTATAAGAAATCTAAGGAGAAAAAAGTGAATACTAAGAAATTAGAAGCATTAGAACGTAAATTAGAGAATAAGATAAACGAAATCTCATATAAAGAGTTTAAGAAAGATGATTCAAGAAAACAACATCAGAAAATAAATGATTCAATCAAAGAAATCAATAGTATGATGTTTAAGTTAGAGAGAATTGTTAATCAAAACGCAAAACTAAAAACCGAAGCAGGTGTACACGCTGGACAGTATTGGGAATCTACACAAAAACGATTTGGAAAAATTTCTGAAAGAATGTTAAAGGTTGCAAGACAACTTAAAGAGTTAAGTGCATGAGTGTAAGTAAGAAACATAATAAAAAGGTGCTAAAAGAGGAACTTTCAAATAAGGATTTGGAAGATATTCGTCTACTTATTAGATATGAGGTTGCACAAATTATGTTTGACCTATATAAGAAACGTAAAGTGTGGGATAAGTAATGAGTAAATTATTAATTGATACTATACCATTTAAAATGAGTAAAACTCAAATCAACGAATCATTGAAAGAGAACAATGGTAGGTTGATTGTTGAGGGTGTACTCCAACGTGCTGAGGCTGAAAACCAAAATGGTAGAATCTATCCTACTGAAATTCTCAGAAGAGAAGTAAAAAAGTATATGGGTAGAGAAGTAAAAGAAAACAGAGCGTTTGGTGAATTAGACCATCCAGAATCATCAGTTGTTGAATTAAAGAACACATCTCACATCGTAAGAAACGTATGGTGGGATGGTGGTGATGTTATGGGTAAAGTGGAAATCCTAAAAACACCAGCAGGAAACATACTTAAAGAATTATTAGAAGCCGGATGTACGGTTGGTATCTCATCAAGAGGTATGGGTTCGGTAAAAGAATCTAATAATGGTAAGACAGTAACAGTAGAAGATGATTTTGATTTGATTTGTTGGGATTTTGTTTCTAATCCATCAACACATGGTGCATTTATGAGACCTGTAAACGAATCAGTTAGTAGAGGTACTACAAAATCATATAAAAAAATTAATACATTGGTAAGAGATATCATCTGTGAGATTGATGGTGTTTGTTCTATATAATAAGGTATTCAAATGAAAAAATTAAAAGATTTATTAAACGAATCAGTAGAAATTGGAAAAGTATATTCTAATCCTTACGCAAAATCATTTGTAAAGGAAGAGGAAGAAGAAAGACCACGAGCTGAAGAATTAACAACTGAACAAAAACAGGCATTCTTAGAAGCGGTAAAGGGATATAAAGCATATGGTGAATCCGTTTACAGAAAAGAAGGATTGACCAAAGTGTATGAATCAATTAGAGGTTTGGTTGAGGTTGCAAACAAAGTAACCCTTTCAGAAACTGGAGATTGGTTTGATGGTGTTACTGTTGGTAGACATATGAAGAGAATGAATGAATCTTTTAAAGTATTTGAAAAAACTCTTAAAGAAGTATCAACACTACAACAAAGATTAGAATCATCGTATGATGAAATTGGTGAAGTTCTTGGTAAGTATTACGAAATCAATTGATGAAATTGGTGAAGTTCTTGGTAAGTATTACGAAATCAATGAATCTGAAGATAAAGATATTGAAGAAGGAAATGAATTCGGAGCAGCAAGAGCAAAAGCAATCGCAAATGGTGATGATTCATTTGAAGTAGATGGTAAGAAGTATCCAGTAAAAGATGTGGATAAAGATGATAAGGAGAATGCAAAAGAATTCACCAAAGAATCAATGAAGTTAACTGATATGATTAAGAAACCATCAGTAAACGAAGGTGCATCTACCGAAGAAAAAAGAATTGTAATGTTGGCAGTTAGAAAGATTGCTAAATATCGTAATGTCCCAATCAACCAATCAGTAGTTGATGTTCAAAGAGCTGCTGAAGAATTGGAAAGAGATATCAAAAAAGGTAAGGTGAAAAAATGAAACTAACTGATATACTAAGTGAAAACAAATACTCAATCATCGACCCAAAGGGAAACCAAAAGGGTGTAGGTCCTAAAGACGCTGCCAATAAAATGCAAAAGAAATTGGGTGGTTCTAAAAAAGGATACTTTGTAGTTCCTGCTAAATCGGCATTG